GCTGTGACCGGTGAGATCAGATATTTTCTCGCTAACCCGGATGGTACCAAGTTTATTATTCAAGATCCTCGTGTTGTGAACCGGAGTGTCCGTCAGCAGATCAACGCGCAGATGCGTGCGTTGACTGGCGAGGACATGTTTGAGAACGACTGGTTCAAACTTATGGATCACGGTAACGCTCGGATGGGTAAAGCGGTTCGGGTTGCCCATTTTGAGAACCGGTTGCGGAACATTGGGACAGAGTTTGACGACAACTGGCGTAACGCCGGTAATGCGTCGGCGGGTTGGTCCCCGCAGGGGCCGCGCGGGTTGCCCCCGGGTCGTGGCGGCCCGACGTTTGTGCCGTCCACCCGTGGTGGCCCTCCGGGGCTGTCTCCTGCCCCTACCACGGCGCAGGTGACTCGGGAGGTGGAGGGTCAGGTTGCGGTGTTGTCGGCTAACACGAATGAGGCGTTCGCTCAGGCCAAGGCGGCTTCTCCCAAAGATCCCTTGGAGGGCACTATCCGCGTTCTCCAACTTGACCCCGCTGTTGACGATGCTGCTGATGTTTGGCAGAAAGCACAGCAAACAATCATTGACGCTGTTGCGGAGTCGAAGATTGCGGGAACCCGCATGGAGGAAATCGGGGAACGGTTGGCTGTGTTGAAGCCGGACCCGGAGGTGGTGGCGCGCGGCCGGTACCGTGTCCCGAAGGAAGTTAATGATTTGGTGGAGGAAGCGGACGGGATCGCTACTCGTATGGTGCAGTTGGGGGATGAGGTTGCTCCGCAGGTGCAGTTGCAGGGTGTCGAATCGGCAAAGGTGCTAGGGGCTTCCCCGAGCGACGAATATGCGGCTCTCAATGATGCGTTCCAAACGATGAACCAAAACTTCACCCACAACGTTGACCGTTTACGAGCCGAAATCACCCCGCTGATAACGGAACAGGCACGGCGCATCAACAGCGCTGATGGTACCGTACAGGCTGGGAGTGATGTTGCGAAGGGGATGCAGGGTCAAATAGTTGATGGGCCGCATCCTGCTATCAACAAGATGTCCCGTGAAATAAACGAGTTCCTAGAGGCTGACGCTGTTGTCCGCCACAACGAGTTCCTTGACGGGGTGCCAGCACCGGAACAGGTGCAGAACACGTTGGCTGCCGCCTCGGAGGCTGCCGGGGAAGCAACCCGCCGGGTGGGTGCCGAGGCGGCGTTGGGCCGCCCCGTGGTCGATGATGCGGCACGGGGTGTGAACGTTCGTAGCGGTAAGGAAGTCGTGGAGGGTGTCGCGGACGGTGCGTTGGAAAGCCGTAACGCTGAGGCTCTCATTTCTGATGCCGCTCAGGACTTTGAAGCGTACGACCAGTTGCGTCTGTTTGGCGACAACGATCTCGCTGATGCTGCTTTGATAGATAGTAACGCTAAGGCCCGTGATGCTCTCAACATTTCTACGGCAGAGGCACCGTTGGAGGCGGGGGGTTACGTCGCGGACGATATTCCCGGCAAGTTCCTGATGTTGCGTGCCGATGAGGTGCCGACGGCTGCGTTGGCGATTCGTGAAGCGGTCGCAAACTTCGGGTCGGGTCCGCCACGCGGCGGCAGGGTACCCCCCGGGGGTGCTGGTGGGATGCCGCCCGGTAACGGTGGCGTGTCCGGCATGGCCGGTGGCGCACCGTGGGACCCACGGTTCCAAGCGATCATCGAAGGTGTGGCCCGTATCAACGATCCGTCACAGTTCGCCAGCCGTGACAGTGTGTTCTGGAACGGGTGGGACAAGTTCCAAAACTATTTGAAAGCAGGCATGATCGCCACGCCCGGTTTCGTCAACCGGAACATTATGGGTGCGTTCTTTAACGCTTGGTTGGATGGGGTCCCTCCGAGTGAAATGATGAAGTCGGCGGCGATGACGCGGCAGGTGTGGGCGCGGGCGAACAGTTCCGCTAACGCCGGTACCCCCATTTCGTTTCTTACCGCTGCGGAACAGTTGGCTAAGACTGATGCCGATTTCGTAAACTATGTTGGTTTGTTGAAGCGCGGTGTGCGTGGTGGCGGTCAGGCTGTTACTGCTGTGGAGATGCAACAGACGATTGGTGGTTTGAAGAATCTGGATTTCGTGTTCGGTCAGCCGGGTAGCAAGAAGGTGCGCCGGGTGACGTTGGCGCCGTGGTCTTCGCAGAACGTTCTGTTCAAGGGTGTGCGTGATGTCAACGGCTGGGTGGAGGACATGATCCGGTTGGGTGTCGGCATGGACACGTTGAAGAACGGTGGTTCTTTAGATGATGCTTTGAATCGGATAGCGAAATCCCAGTTTGATTACAGCGAGTTGTCGCAGTTTGAGCAGGAGTGGATGAGGCGGTTTGTGCCGTTCTACACTTGGACGCGGAAGAATGTGCCGTACCAGTTGAAGCAGTTGGGTGCCCACCCGTACAAGTACAACCGGATTATGGCGGTGAAACGCAACTTGGAGTTGGGAACCAAGGAGGAGGGGGTTGTTCCCGACTATTACATGGAGCCGTTCGGGATCAGGATGCCGTTCTCCCGCAAGGGTGCAACAGTTTACAGTGTGCCCGATATTCCGTTTCAGGATTTGTTGAGGTTTGATCCGACAGGTTCGGAGGGTGTCGGTGGGGTGCTGTCCAACTTGACTTGGCAGTTGACTCCGCTTCTGAAAACCCCCATTGAGGTGGCAACCAAAACCAATTTGGCTTCCGGTATTCCGTTCCGAGGCGACTACCAGCAGGTTCCGAAACCGTTGACAGCCATGAAGTTTCTGATGCCGATTTTGGAGCAGGTCGGGTTGGCTAAGAAAAGCCCGTTGGATGGGTCGTGGCGGATGCGCGACCATCATATTTATGCGGTGGGGAACATTATGCCGACGTTGGGTTTGTTGCGGCGGCTGTGGCCCAACGAGGAACGCTACCAGCGCCGCCAGTTGACAACGTTCCTGTCGGTGATTGGCGGTTTGAATGTCCAGTTCAACACCCCTGAGGTGCAGTATAGTTGGCAGAAAAGCCAACAGTACGAGCAGTTGCGAAAGCAGCAGGACCTCATGGATCAGATGTATCCACAGCGGTGACGGGACAAAACGGCGTATTAGATGATGAAATACATTTCACGGTTCCAATGGGGGGCGACGCCCCCACCCAACGGGGAGTTTGATCGCATCAACCATTCCCGCATACAAGGGGTGGTTGTTCACCATTCGGGTGTTGAGGGTGGCCCGAAGGGGACGGGGGCTGTGAAAGCGTTTGAACGCCACCACTTGTCCAAGGGGTGGGATGGTATTGCCTATAACTGGCTTGTGGATGAAACGGGGACGATCTTTGAAGGACGAGGCTGGGAATCCCGAGGGGGAGCGACCAAAGGGTGGAACTCCCGATCCGTGTCAATCTGCTATACGGGGTGGGGGTATAGCCAGCCTCATGCAAATGTTCTTGAATCGTTCCAGACGGTAGTTCACGAGGCGGAGCGGTGGTTCGGTAAGGGGCTGTGGGTTGAAACGCATCGCCGTAAGGGATCTACGACTTGTCCGGGGGATTGGTTGGGGAATTGGGTGGAGGGCGGTATGACGGCGACGAAGGAGCCGTCGTTGCCAGATTGGGACGCAATCATCCAATACTTTAAAGACCTTCGTAAACAGGTGGACTCTGTTCCTTTGAAACGGGGGGCGCGCGGTTTCCCGGTCAGGTTGGTGCAGGGCCATTTGAACCATCGCGGCTTTGATGCCGGGGTGGTTGACGGAATCTTTGGCCGTCGCACTAAGGCGGCGGTTAAAGAGTTTCAGGAATCGCAGGGATTTTTGAAAGCCAACGGGGTGGTGAACGGTGACACGTTCGGTGCCTTGTTCTTACAGTAAGGAAAAATAATGCCACGAGGTAAAGGGTACGGTCCCACGTTTCAGGAGACGTTCGGGTCGCAGGACGATCAGCCGTACAACTCTACGTCTTCGTTCAACATGTGGGACATGTCGAAGAAGGCTAAGAAGGCTGCCGCGTATTTGCGGAACACCAAGTTGGGCAACGCTAACAGCGGCGGTAGGCCGTTTGGGAAGTAGGACACTATGAAGGATGGTTCAACTCCGAAGAAGGTTAACACCGGTCAGGTTCTTGTCGATACGGTGATACGTCCCACGGCTAACCTTGGTACGTTGACCGATGGTGCGATTGCGCGGATGGGTAACGGGATGCGCGCCAAGTTTGATGAGAACGATTGAGGATGGCCCCTAAGAAGAAACGGCCACGCCCGAGGTACTAGCCGTGCCTCTCAAAAAGGGTCGGGATCAGAAAACTATTTCTAGCAATATTGGCACTCTGATAGCGGAGGGTTATCCTCGCGATCAGGCTGCTGCGATAGCGCATGATCTTGCGCGAAAATCTAACAAGGGGAAGAAGAAGTGAGCAACATGTTGGAGCGTGCGGCGTGGACTTTCACGCAAGCATTTTTGGCGGTGTTCGTTATCAGCGATTTGGCTTCGGCTAAGACGGCTTTGGTGGCTGCGGTCGCTGCGGCCCTCAGTGTTATTAAGACTTACGCCCGGGATCGTGTATCGGGGTAGTTGTGGATGAAGGGTTTGACGTTGACCAGAAGTGGCAAAGTTTTTTAGCCAACGAGGGTTGGGTTATTTCGCAAGAAATCTACGCCAACTTGGAGTCAACGTTAAATCTGTTCGATACCGCTGACGGTACTCATGCGAAACTGGCCGCTGACGGCCATGTGGGGGTGCTGTTGGTGTTCGACAATGAGGAGATCGACATGCTGTTGACGACTTATTTCGACGGCATGGACGGACATGAGGGCGCTCAGATGGCGTTCGGGTCGTGGGTGTCAGGTGTCATGGGGTTGTTGGATTCCTGCATTACTGAGGCGCCCCCCGAGGGGTAACGTAAACGTTCCGAAGTCCAACATGATGCCGATGATGGCGTATCCCACTAGGTCTTTGAACGTGTCGTCTAGCGGTTCCCATTCGGGGTTGTACCGTCCGGTCAGGTTTTCCATGCGGGCCACCTTGTCGTGGCAGCGCACCAGCAGGCCGGTTAGGCCGAACCGTAGGATGTTCTGGTACCCGTAGGCGTTCTGTTTTTCTGCGAGAAACCCGATGAGTTGTTTCGCTCGGGGGCGTCCTTTGCCGGTGGTCCACGATTTGGCCCCGTGGTCTATGGCGGCGTGGATGTTGCGTTCCGCTAACCCGGCCCATGCCAGCCATGTGCCGTCTTCCCGGTTGACCATGCGGTCTAGGTAGGTGCGTAGGTCTTGGATGGCGGTGCGGGGCGACGGGTCGCGTGGCTGGTAGTAGCCGTCGATTACTACGGCGGCGCGTAGTGCGGCGCTTTGCCAAGTGTACGGTCCGGGTGCGCCCATGCGATCTCGCATGGTGCGTCGGTCTATTAGGGCGCGGTCGGGCGCGTGCGGTTCGCTAGCCATTTCTGTACCTCGGGGTGTGTTTCTAGGTCGTTCATAAGTTTCCGGTATATGGAGTCGCGGCGGCGCGCAAGGGTCGTTTTGGGTACGCCAAGGATGGAGCCGACGAACCGGAGGGATAGCCCTGCGACGGTTAGTACGTTGAAGACCCATTCGTCTTCTTCGGGGAGCGCGGCGACGGCGTTCGCTACTGCTTCGCGGAGCCGGTGCGTTTCAGCGAGTGATTGTGCCCGTGGTTGTTGACCGGGGGCTAGGTCAACGAGGGCTTCTAACTCGGTGAGGGCGCGGGTGATGTTGAGGGTTTGGCCGTGGCGGGCGTTTTCCCACCATGAGGCGGAAGTGTCTTCCGACCATTCTTGTTCTTTCGCCACGTTGTACCGAACCAAACATTGGATTGGATGTTACCGTTTGGTTGCGGTGTGTTGCGAGGTTACCCGCGCATGTAGTGATCTGCCGGGAACACGCCGTCTGCGTATCCGAGGTCGGATATTGTAACATTGTAGCAGTCGATTGTGGGGGACCAACCGTTGTCGCCGTCTGGTTCTCCTGCTTTCAGGAACCGGGCGTCGTTAAGGAAGTCTTCTTTTAGCATTGCGCCGAGGTACCAGCCGACTGTGAGGTCTTCTAGGACTCTGGTGAACGCATAGTAGTCGCAGTTCTGTTGCGTTCCGATGGACGCTACGGAGCAGTCGTAGTATGGTTTTGGTGGGGATGTTACGCATTTGGTTTTGACATCGACAGTGGACCCGTCGGGGAATACGACATCCCAGTCGTAGGTGTTGTAGTGGAAGCCGCCCACTATGTCTATGAATACGAGTTCTCCTAGGAAGCCGTATATGTTTCCTTCGCCTTTGCGAATGGAGTTGTTGATTTCTCCCATGTCGTCGGCTAGGCGTTCGGCTTCGTCTACCATGTCGGCGGTGATGGGAACTTCGATCATTCGGGGGAATCCATTTTGGCTGCGACAATACGAACCACTTGCCTGTCATCCACCCACGCTACACCATTCAAAGCATCTAATGTAAGTTTGACATAGTTATCAAGATCACCCCGTAATGTTTTGGCATTGTGTGGGGACGGCATGACTGTTATGATGGTGTGTGTGGGGCTGTACGCTAGTATTACTTCTACTGGTTCGTCGGTGATCTTCGCGCCCTGTTCCATCCACGACGCTGCCACATGGTCTTCTTCCTGCAACGTGGACTTGGGGGTGAACACCTGCCCCTTCTTGTTGTGACGGGGGCGGGCCTTAACCTTGGGTCGCCGGTCCACAACAATCGTGTACGGTTTCATCCGGCAGCAACCCTCTCGGCATCGGCCACCATTTTGCACAGGCGTTCTCTGCCGTCGGGGCGCTTCTCAAACTTGCCACCCCAGTCGTGGTCTGCTTCTACAAGTTCCATCTCTATGTCACCTTTAGGGTAGCCCTGTTTGACCATAGCACACGCCAAACTGAACAGGGTGCTGGACCGGTCACCGTGCGGTTTGTCCGGGGTGACACGCGGACCGTTGCGTCTGATGGCACCAGCCAACCCGGCGAGGTGCCCCGAATCGCGGGTCGCGTAGGTGCGCCGAGGCGGGGGCGGAGGTGGCGGCTGGTACAGGTCGTGAACGGGTTGCCATTCTTCCGGGGTGACACGGGACCGTACGGCCCGGTCCACAAACTCGGCTACTGTCAGGTCCCCGGCGGGTACCAGAGGCGGGAATGTAACCACCGTGTTGCGGCCTTCGGCTGCCCCTTTCGGATAGGGGAGGCGCACCCCATTGCCCCACCCTTTGCCGGTTAGTTCTATTTGTTTCGGGTTGACCTCGGTAATGGGGGCGTCCACGATCTTGCACGCCCCTATCAGTCCTTCTCGGACGGCGCGTGCTGGTACTGGTTCGGTGTAGAAAACCCACAGGTGGTAGCCTTTGGATCGGGAGCGTTCTATCCATGAGGCCACGGTGAGTTGGCGTAGTGTTTCTTGTACGTTGCGGGCGTGGATGAGGGAGTCGTTTTCTCCCACATCCCAGTCGATGCACCCCCAGTAGACACCCCATGTCCTGAGAGCCGTTTGTAGCCCTTCTGACGGCCTGTGGAACTCCATGAGGGGATACACCCCTATGGGTGCGCTGCGGTCCCCTAGGTGGTCCTTTACGGCGGCTCTGAACGTCGCCCCGGTTGCTTCACGGTAGCCCTCTGCGCCGGGGTTGGCCCACGGGCGGAAACCTGTCGGGTCGCCGGGGGTGTCTCGGGCTATGCGTCCGCCACGGAACAGTTCGGTAAAACCGGTGATGGTTTCAAGGTCAGCCATTGTCCGGTACGAGTTCTTCGTAGTAGGTGTGGATGTGTCCTGCGGTGGGGTCCAAGTAGTAGCACATGTCCACGACACGCGCTGTCCTCTTGTTCTTACACAGGTTTACGTTGATACTGTTTTCGTGGTATCTGGTTTCCCAATCGCTGAGACTGTGCTTGTCGCGTTTGCGGTACACTTCCATGACGAAGATTGCTTCTTGTTCGCCACCGTAACGGCCAGCGTACATGCCTGCCGCTTTGCCCGGTTCGCCGGAACCGCGCCCCGACTGGTGGACGAGGGCGACGGGGACTCTCTGGTTTTTCGCCCACCGTTTCACGTTCTGCGCTTTGGTGGTTACACCTGTGGCATCGGCATCGCCACCGGGTAGCAGTTCCAAGTAGTCGATCATGCAAAAGTTTGGTTCACACCCCCACCATGCGCGCGCTTCGTCCATTGCGATAGCCATACCGTCCAATGTCATGGAGTCGTCCACGATGGCGACCCGGGACAGTTCTTGCGCGGCGGCTAGTTCCAAGTCGGCCAGCACGGTGGTGTCGCGCCGCTTGATTGCTTCTTCCACGTCGGTGGAGGACCGGCCCCGGAGCAGACAGTACAGTTTCATGGTGACCAACTCGCGGGGTTCGTCCATTGAGAAGATCACAATGTGGGCGTCAGTGTGGTTGACGAGGTTCCAAACGACACCGTTCAACAGCAGTTGCGATTTGCCAGTGTGCGACTTGCCCACCACCATGAGGACTTCGCCGCGTCCAACACCACGGGTGGCAAGGTCCAACTCGGGTAACCCAAGGTACCATCGTTCGGTGGGGTTCGCTATGAAACCGATCAGGTTGTCCACCACCGTGGAGGTGGTAACAAACTTGGTTGGTTGGGACGGCGACTTGTCGCCGGGGGGCGGGTCGTCGGGGGTTGGCGCCGGGACCGCATCCTCAACAGCACCAGCGGTCAACCGGCGGGCAACTTCCTCCGGCGAGCGGAGTTCAACCATCGCTGCCTACATTCGTGCGCGGATTTGCTTCCCGACCTTGGAGAGATCGTCGGCGGTTTTCTGCGTGAACGGGCACACAAACCCGGCGGGGACAAGGTTGTCACCCATAGGGGTCGTCAACCAGAGGGCCGACTTGTCGTTCTTCTTATGCTTGTAGTCGGGGCCGGTAAGTTTCGTGAACGACCCGTCCAGTTTCTTCTCCCAGTTCGGAGGCCACCAGTCCGTGTTGTTGTTCATCAGGTCGGTCCACAGTTCAGCCTTGGGGCCAGACAGCGCACCGGCAGCACTGGCGGCAGCAGGCGCCGAGGCTGGTGCTGCCACGGGATCAGGCGTGTCACTCCGGGGAACACTTTTTTGAAGCATCCGTACCCCTTGCTCGGTTACCTCGTAGCCGAGGCCGAGTGCTTCATAGTTGGCGATGTCGCAGGTGGCACCCCACTCGGCTATCTCCACACCCAGTTCTTCTTTGGTTAGCGTGGGGTCCACGGTGATGGTCACAGAGCAGGACGCTTCGGACGGTTCGTAACTTCCCGTCTGAATAACCTGCCTGCGGAACACCGTAAACGAGTTGGTTGGTTCTGTCATTGCACTACCTCTCTTATAGTTGATCCCAAGGGTCGGGGCCAGCGTGCTGCCCCCTGCATGTTGACCACGCACCGCACCACTTGGGTGAACAGTGCCAGCCTGTCATGTTCAAAGGCCACACCGGCAGGTCTGCGGCCACGAGTGTAGCAGCGGAGCGGGCAAGCGCAACCAGACTCGCCCACTCTGCTGCTCCGACTTCAACAAAGGTACGATGCACCTTGCCTTTTACGAGATGTACGAACTCAAACGGGTAACTGTCCCACTGGCCGCCCTCTAGTTGTGTGTGGGCGTAAGTGTACGCTGCGGCCTGCACCGACCAGCGTTTCTTCTCCCACTCTGCGGAGGGTTTACGACCGGGGTTCTTCCAATCTATCAGCCGGGTTGCTTCAACCAAGTCGATGGTGCCCTGCAACCACACCTCGGGTTGCGAGTCGGTGTCTATCGGGATCTCAAAGGTGCGCTCCACGGCGACAGGGCGCAACCCCGGTCGCACCTCGTCCCACCACACGGCAGAGTTCAGGTCGATAATCTCCACACAGTCGTCAACCTTGTGGTTCCAGCGGGCGATGTCGCCACGGTTCGCCTCCCAGTTCGTCATGGATGCGGCGATGGTCGCGTCCCGAGACAAAGGTTCCCCGCTGTCGATAACGTTTTGTAAACAATCTTCTATCCCGGCGTGAACTGCGGTACCGATGGCGGTCGAAGTGGAGGAAGTATTTTCCGACAACCCCAGCATCGATTGTCGGGCACGTTCCGGGCACATTGCCAAATCCCCCAACCATGACTGCCGCAAAACTATTTTGTCAGCGGTCACCGGGATCGCCGGTTTGGATTTGAGTGCGACAGGGGTGGGTGCTTTCATGGGGGATCACTGTACCTCGGAGGTGTGACAGGCTGGGGGATGCCGCTAGGCTAGGCTAGCACTAGGGGGATACATCCCCTCCTAGTACCTAGTACCTAGGCTGGCGCGTCCTCGTCTTCGACAAGTTTCAGGTCGAGCGGGGCGGTCGCTGCCGCTCTGGCACTGGTGTATTCGTCGGGAACCAAGCCTCCTAAAGCGGTCATAAGGCCGCCCGACAGGGCGGACAAATCGTGGGCAAAGTCCCCTACCGCTATCAAAGTTTCCTGCAACGTAACGTACGTTATGTTGAGGGCTTCACCGATGTTAGATCCCCCGTCGAACAGGATCTTTTCGATGTTTGTTAACCGGGTTTCAACGTCTATTTCTTCCATACTTTCCACCAGCAATCTGTTCCTTTCTTGGTTAAGTGGAGGCGACGACGCGGTAGAAAGGAAGTAAATACCGCGCCGCCGCCCCACGGCAGGCGAGAGGGGATAGCCTGCCGGGGGCAATCATAGCGAAGGGCGACAGCGGGCGCAAGGACCTATTCGTCTTTCGATTCCCAATCCTCACGCAACGCCGCCAGCATCCGTTCAGCATCAGCCCGGTCGTAAAACGTTTCGCGGATCGCACCGTCCTGTATCAGCACCCACCGTTTCACATAATGACCGGCGCCCAGCGGAATGACATGCCGTCGAATATCCAACGACGTTTTCATCAGCCCGCCCCTTCCGCTGCGAGGTGCGCTTCCTTCGACCACCGTTTGCTGTCGTCAATGAGGGCCTTAAGATCCGCCTTGGAATCCAACATGGAAGGTGTGATCTTGGCCCCATCGGCAGGCAGAACGGTTCCTTCCCGGTAGGTGGGAAACGGTGACGGTTCCAACTGTCCAGCGCACATGCGCCCGATGTAGTAGCGGCGCAACCGGACATCGCCCACCACTTTCGTCAGGTAGTTCTCCGGTTCGTTGTTGTTGCTCACCGTCAACGTCAGACCGCCGTCGGTGGCGTACAGGGCGACCGTCCAGTCGTCCAAATGAACCTTGTAAGGGATCATGCTGTTC